TGACCACGATCTCGGGGTTCAACAACCGTCTTACCTGCGAGGCGGCGGGAAAAGAATTTGTCATGGTGGCGAAGCGGGAAAAGCAAGTGCGGTTTTATTGTTTCAAGGTTTGAAAGTGATCGTCGCCTTTTCTTTGAACATGGCGCCGTCCCGTTGGCGTTTTTTCCACTTCATAGGCATTCACGCATTTTGTGGCGCAGCTTAAGAAGAAGCGCGACGCTATCGCGGATATGATCCGCAATGATCTGGTCATCTTTGGGGCTGCTTTGGAGGGCCGCCGCGCTGAGTTTGCCAATTACTTCGTCGAGTTCGTTGGCGAGATCGGCGTAGTTTACTGCGTGCTTCATCATGATCGGTAATCCCAATCGATTGCGAGGAACACGATGGTGCCCACAAGGAGGATGGAGAGCAGCAAGATGATGCTCAACCTAGCACGGAAGTTTTCCACTTGCTATCCACGGATTTTTCTCTTGAAAATATCCACTGCTGATTAGGGCTTCCGTCTTGCTGGCGTAATCATTACGACATAGCTTTATCTGTGCCGGACAATTCTGCCCCCAGATTGGACGGCCCGACAGAGGAAGTCGCCATGGTCCCCAAAGGTTCGCAATTGCGATACCGACCGCACCAGCCATGGCGACGACCTTTTGAACCTGTCGCGCCGAAGTGACTTGTCGAGCCGTAGCTTTAGCGGAGGCTGAAGGCGGATGCTTGAGAACGATATCAGCGAATACCATCTGACCTGTCCGTTCTGCTACCGGAAGATCGCCAAGGTCCGCAGTCACGAAGATCAAAGCCCGCACCGCGGCGATTACCTGTTTTGCCCGTGCGGCAACGTCGGCGTCTTGGCGGATCGCAAGTCGCACTGGTGGGGCTGGCACGTCCGCAAGCCGACGCCAGCGGAGCGGGTCAGAATAGCGAGCCTGTATGGCTACCGATCAGGAATTGACCATCATTGACGTGATCCACGCTTCGTTGGAGCGCGTGCCCAAGGCGAACGCGATCACCATCGTCTCGGGGGTGTATTGCGAATTCTGTGCCGAGAGCGGCATCGATCGCAAAAAGGCCCTTGAGTTGATCAAGCAGCGTTACGACTTCTATTGCGAGTTGTTTAAAGCAGAAGAATGACATGCTCGATGCGGAAAGCTGTGCGCAGGAATTCATCCAGCGCAAGCAGGTCCGCACGTCGCTGGACAGGTGGTGCGAGTTCAACGGCTACCGGCCGGCACGGCACCACCGGCTGCTCAACAGCAAGCTGGAGGCGGTCGCCCGTGGTGAAATCCCACGGCTGGCGATCTTCTGGCCGCCCGGTTCGGCGAAATCCACCTACACCTCGGTGCTGTTTCCGCCGTGGCTACTCTGTCAGGACCCCAAGGCGCTGATCCTCGCCGCGTCGCATACCACGGAGTTGGCCGAACGCTGGGGCCGAAGGGTCCGCAACATTATCGCCGACAACGGATTAACTCTCGGCCTCAAGTTAAGCGAGGACAATCAGGCGGCCAATCGTTGGTCAATCCAAGGCGGCGGCGAATATTACGCGGCCGGCGCCAATGTCGGCATCGCCGGTTTCAGAGCCTTGTACGGCTTGATCGATGACCCGATTCGTAGCAGGCAGGATGCCGATTCGCTGTTGGTCAGGGAGCGGCTGTGGGAGTGGTACCTGAATGATTTTCGTCCCCGGCTGGTGCCGAACGCGCGTCAGGTCTTGATTCAGTGCATGACGGGGGATACCCGCGTCCTGATGGCAGATGGGACTGAGACAGAGCTGCGCAATATCAAGCGCGGCGCTCGAGTTGCTTCTTATGATCGCAATACAAGAGAAATCGTCACAGAGACTGTTTTGAATTGGACCAATCAAGGTCCTGATAGCATATTCACAATTAGGACGAAATCTGGAACGACCGTCAAAGCGAACGCGAGGCACCCATTTCTCGTGGAGCATGACGGAGTACAGGAATGGCGGCGAACGGATACGCTGAAAAAGGGCGCCCGGCTCCTCAAGGTCACTGGGGCAAATGGCGCGGAACAATCTGTAAGGAAGAAGGATGCAAGCGGCCGGCCAAGTGCGGCGGTTTTTGCATGTCGCACTACAACAAGGATCGTTGGGAGCGGGGTATTCGCGCTCCTTCGGTCAACTACAAATCAGGCCGTCAGGCGCATCTCAAACATCGTTATGGCATCACTCAGAACGATTACGATGTCATGTTTGATCGACAGAGTGGAGTTTGTGCCATCTGTGCCTGCCCACCGGCAACAACAGGCTATAGACCATGGCAGGGAAAACTATTCGTCGATCATTGCTACGCGACAGGAGCAGTCAGGGGACTACTTTGTCACGAATGCAATATCTCCGTTGGCCGTGGCACCAAGCACAAGACAGTCGATTATTTCCGGAGTGTCATTGCATACCTTGAACATTACGAGTGATGAAGTTGTTGAGGTTGTTCCAGCCGGCGTTGAAGATGTATTTGATATCCAAATTTCGCGAACCGAGAATTTCATCTCTAACGGGTATTGCAGCCATAACACACGCTGGCACGAAGATGATCTCGCCGGCAGAGTCTTGAACCATGAACCCTGGGAAGTGCTCTCACTGCCCGCCCTCGCCAAGCCTGACGACGCTCTGGGTCGAAGCGTGGATGAGCCTCTGTGGTGCGATGATGACTACGGCTATGGTGCTCAACTGCTTGGGCTACGTGACACTACTCCACCACGGGTATGGAGCGCGCTCTACCAGCAATCCCCGGCCCCCGATGAGGGTGATTTCTTTCGCGAGGAATGGTTAAAACCAAGAGACATCCTTCCGCATCCTTCGACCCTCAGGGTTTACGGCGGCTCGGACTACGCGGTCACTTCAGACGGTGGCGACTATACCGTGCATGCCGTCGTCGGTATCGATCACCTCAACAATATGTACCTGCTCGACGTGTGGCGCCGGCAGGCTACGTCGGACATTTGGGTCGATGCGTTCTGCGATCTCATTCAGAAATACCGGCCCTTGGAATGGGCGGAAGAGGGCGGCCAGATCAAAAGTGGGGTGGGTCCGTTCTTAGAGAAGCGGATGCGAACCCGGCGGCTCTACGTCAACCGCCGCCCATTCACCTCCCGTGGCGACAAGGCGGTCAGAGCACGATCGATGCAGGGCCGCATGGCTTTGGATGGTCTGTATTACCCCAAGCACGCGCATTGGGTGCCGGATTTTCTCGCTGAAATTCTCTCGTTCCCCGCTGCCAAGCATGACGATCAGGTCGATGCGCTCGGGCTGGTCGGGCAACTCCTCGATATCATGGTGATCGGCAAACTGAAGGTTAAAGCCATGCCGGAACTGCCCGACGATGGTTACAAGGACAAAAAACTCAAAACCGTTGATGTCATGACGCTATAGGTCTCACAAGAGTGATTTCGCTCGACGAAACCGGCAACCTCGGCCAGTACTCCGATGGCACCACGTCCCCCTTGGGGTATGACAAGAACGGCAATCCCTATCCCTCGATCGTCAAGCGCCGCAGGGCTTTCGAAAACTACGCCTATGCCAAGGGCCGCGAGATCGACGAACAGCGCCTGAGTTGGCGCTATTACCACGTCGATCAATGGACCATGGAGCAATTGCGAATTCTGAAGCGGCGGCAACAGCCCGCCATCACCTTCGATCGCACCGGGCGAAAGATCGACAGTCTCTCGGGCACCATCCGCCGCTTAAGAACCGATCCCAAAGCCTATCCCAACACACCGAATGGAGAGCAAGGTGCCGAAGTGGCGACGCAGGTTATCAGGACGATTTGCGACGCTTCCATGGCTGAGGACCTTGAAGTGGAGTGTTGTCGCGATGCTCTGATCCACGGCATCGGGGTTTCCGAACTGGTGTTAAGAAAGGGCGACAAGCAAGACCCTGATCTCGCCTTTGCCTATGTCGATCCCAGAACGTGGTTCTACGATCCCCGAAGTACCAAGAACGATTTCCACGATGCGCGGTTTCACGGCGTCTATAAATGGGCCGATGCCGATGAACTGGAAACCGCGTTTCCCGATCGTAGTGACATGATCCGGCAGTCGATCAACAATGACGGCGGTTATTGGACGTCGTTCGATAGCGATCGCGAGCCGATGTGGATCGATATCTATCACCGCGTCCGCTTGGTCGATCACTGGTACAAGGAAGGCAACATCTGGAAATGGTGCCTGCACACGGGCATCGTCGAACTCTTGAGCGGCGAATCCCCTTACATCAACGAGCGCGGGCAGTCGATTTCGAAATTCCACGCCTTTTCGGCCTATATCGACATTCACGGCGATCATTACGGCCTGATCCGGCGCCTCAGAGGCCCGCAGGACGCCATCAATCAGCATCGTTCCAAGGCGATGCACATCATGAACACGCGCCAGATTAGATTGAAAGAGGGCGCGGTGGACGATGTCGAAGTGACAAGGCGGGAAGCGGCACGGCCGGACGGCGTGCTGATCTATCGCGGCGATCAGAAAGACCTCGACGTGATCCAG